AGGTTGAGCTAAGCGAAAAAGCACCAAAACCAACAACTAAGAAAGACGAGGAATAAGCTAACATGGCTGTATTTTTAAACAATACTGTTGGTCTAAAGATTAATGCGATTGATCTTAGCGACCACGTAACTTCAGTAACACTTAATCGTGCTGCTGATGAACTAGAAGTAACCGCCATGGGCGATTCTTCACACAAGTTTGTCAAGGGATTAGAATCAGCAACACTAACTGTATCCTTCCTAAACGATACAGCGACATCAAACGTATTGCAGACACTTAATGCCGCTTTTGGCACAACTGTGGCTGTAAAGATGGTGCAGGCTAAAGTGCCAGCAGTATCTGCAACCAACCCGTTGTATACATTTGATATTCTTGTAAACAATCTAACACCTATTAACGGCGCGGTTGGCGATATTGGAACACAGGACATCACCTTTACGATAAACTCTGCTGTTACAGTAGCCGACACAGGCACGTTCTAATTTAACAAAGGGGCAAACATGGCAAGTCTTAAAGTTGTAAGGGCAGATGGCACGGAAAGTATCCACGAGATAACACCTGCTGTTGAATATGCTTTTGAGCAATATGCTAAGAAAGGCTTTTACAAAGCTTTCAGAGAAGATCAAAAGCAGAGCGATATTTATTGGCTTGCTTGGGAGTGTCTGCGTAGAGCAGATGCTCCAGAGGTTTATCCATTTGGGGATAAGTTTCTAAGCACTTTAAAGGCTGTTGAAGTACTTGGTGATGATTCCCCAAATGGCTAACGCGTGATTCCTATACGTACAGAGTAGCCCAGCTAGCTGTACATACAGGAATTGCGCCTAGTGAGTTTATTAACATGGATCGTGGGATGTTAAGCGCAATCCATGAAGTGCTAAAGAAACAAGCGGAAGATAGGAAACATGCCAGTAGTCGTAGAAGGCGTACCTGAGCTTAAGAAGGCATTAAAGAAGTTTGCGCCTGACCTATTGAAGCAGATGAATGCCGAAATCCGTTTTGCATTAAAAGAAGTTGTGAAAGATGCTGAGGCTAAAGTTCCGGGTCAAGCACCTGGCAACTTGTATAACTGGAATGATAAAGGCCGTGAGCCAGTAAGCCGCGTTACAGGTAGGCGAGCATTTCCCCTTTACAATTCTGGGGAAATTAGAAGTGGGTTAACTTATTCTATTGCACGTAAAAAAGCCAACAGCAAAGGTTTTGCAAGCCTATATTCTTTGTTAAACAAATCAGCAGTTGGCGCAATTGTTGAAACTGCTGGAAGTCAAAGCCCATTAGGTAGAAGGCAACTTGCTGATCGTAAATATGGCGAAAGCTATAAGAACATTGGCAATTCAAACAACCCTGATGCTGGTCGTATTTTTGTTGGGGCTATGAATGGCGTTGGCCCATTAAAACGCTATGATAACAAAAGCCGTTTTCGTGGGCGTATATTGTATGCGGCTTATGCTGAGAACAACGGCAAAGCGTTAGATGCGACTATGAAGGCAATTGCTAAAACTGCTGCGTTGTTAAAATCAAGATCAACAGTTAGAAGGGCAGCCTAATGTCAAACATTCGCATTGATATTGCTTCCGAGTTTAAGGACAAGGGTTTTAAGGCTGCTGAAAAACGCACTACCAGCCTGAATAGAAAGTTTGATAATTTAGCTAGAACAGCCAAGCGCACCTTTATTGCTATTGCTGGCATTCAAGCCTTAAAGCGTTCAGTTGTTGCATTCGCTGAAGAAGATCGTGCTGCTAATAAATTACGAACAAGCCTACGCAATTTGGGTTTAGCATACGATACTAAAGCCATTGAAGATTATTTAGAACAAAGTGAAAAAGCCACCGCAATCAGTAAAGATGAATTATCGCCTGCCATTGCCGGTCTTTTAAGTACAACCATTGATGCTGAACAATCTATGCGATTACTTAATCTTGCCATGGATATTTCAACAAGCACAGGCAAAGATTTAATTTCGGTAACTACAGCATTAAGCCGTGCATATAATGGCAACTTTGCTTCTTTAGGTAAATTACAAACAGCCTACACAAGTGCTGAGCTTGAGGCTATGGGATTTGAAGCAAGCGTTACTGCGCTCAATTATGAGTTTGCTGGCGCTGCCAAGAATAATGCTAATACCTATGCTGGCAAAATTGACAAGATGAAAATTGCTTTTGGCGATTTGGCAGAGGAGATTGGCGCAGGAATCATTGCATTCTTAGAATCACTTGGTGATGGTGATTACGATAAAGGTTTGCAAAAATTAGTTAATTTTGGTACAAAAATTGGTAATGCATTCAGGCGTGTTGGATTAAGCATTGAATACACTAAAGCTTTATTAGCTACAGGCTTTCGCATTGATGCAGAAGAGCAATTCAAACTAGATGAATTACGCGCCCAACTTGCTAATCCTCAAATGGGAGAATTTGGCATAAGTCGCGGCCATCTACAAAATTACATTAAGCAATTAGAATTGCAAAAGAAAATTCTAAAAGAGCGAGAGAAGGCAGCAAAGTTAGCTGAGAAAGAAAAAAAGAACCAACTAGCTTTGAACAAAGCCAAATCTGTATTTGATTTAGAAAAGATACAGATTGAAGCAGCTTTGCAGGGGAAGATTACTGAAGAAGAACGTACACGCCTGCAATTGATGAAGGCTATTGCTAATGAGAATATAGATAGAGTTAATGAATTAACAGAGAAGTTAAAACAGTTACAGAGCGACACAGAAAAACTTGCTAAATCTCTAACTAACTTTCCTGAAGCCAATGATCCATTTATTATGTGGACAAAGACATTAACAACAGTAACAGATCAATTAAAGGCCATAGCAACTAAGAAAATAGTTGTTGATTTTCTAGCTAACTTTACTCCTACTAGCACCGCAGCCATAAGTGCTGTTACTTCTCCAAGTTCAGCTGCAACAGCAGTTGCAGCAGTAACAAGTCCAGCAGCCACAGCAGCAGCGGCGGCATCTGATGCAGCAGTTGCAGAGGCTGCAGCTGATGCAGCGGCAGCAGAGGCAGAGGCAGCAGCGGCAGCTATAGAAGCGGCAGAGGCAGCAGCGGCAGCAGCAGCAGCAGTGGCGGCAGCAACAACTGTTGAAGAAGCAGCAGCAGCAACTGCAGCAGTAGCAGCAGCTGAAGCTTTTGTTGATGCAGCAGCAGCTCAAGCTGAAGCGGCAGCAGCCTTAGATTACATAGCAGCAAGAGCTGCAGCTGAAGCGGCTGAAAGAGAAGCAGCTGAAGCTGGAATGATTGCCGCCTTATTAGAAGCTGAAGCAGCGGCAGCAGCGGCGGCAGCAGCCTTACTAGACAGCAGTTTGCTTTTTGATTCTTCAGTAATTTCAGCGGCATCGGCAGGTGTACCTATAACTGAAATTAACGTAACAGTAGAAGGCTCGGTAATAGCAGCTGAGGATTTGGCTGAAACAATAACTGACATTCAATACAATTATCAGAAAACTGGAAAGGGCTTGCTGTTTAGCAGCATAGCTATCTAATGCCAGCTCCTACAATTAGAGTTTTTGTTGACTTTGACAGCGATACTGCATTTGAAATTAACCCACTTATCTTAGATAGCCTTACTGAAGGTATCTTAGATACTAATACCCTTGGCTCTGGCACATTGCCAGTTGAGATAACTGACCTAGTAACTAAAGTAAACATTCGCAGGGGTCGTAACCGCATTACATCTAAGTTTGAAGCTGGTACGGCTAACGTAGTTCTCTATGATCAGAATGGCGATTGGAATCCCACAAACACAGCAGGCGCTTATTACCCTAACCTAGTACCGCTTAGGCAAATAATCATATTTGCTACTTATGCGACCAATGACTACTTCTTGTTTTCAGGCTTCATTACCAATTACGATACTGGCTTTAAGCAAGGCAATGATGAATTAAGCACAGTTACCCTTAGATGCGTAGATGGCTTTAAACTGCTGGCAGGTTCAGCCATAGAGACAGTAGCAGGCTCAGGGATCCAGCTTTCAGGGGCTCGCGTGAATGCCATGCTAGACGAGATAGAATGGCCTATAAGCCTACGAAATATAGATACTGGTGATTCCACACTACAGGCAGACCCAGGCACGGCCAGAGATGCCTTAGAAGCCTTATTTACAGTAGAGCAGAGTGAGTTTGGCGGCATCTTTGTTGATGTAAATGGCAAGGTAAATTTTGTCAGCCGAAACAACCTAATATCTAATCCAGCCTTTCCGGTCTATGAGTTTAGTGATCAAGGCGTGGACATCTCCTACACCAACGCAGTAGTAGCGTTAGACGATACTACGTTGATTAATGACGTAACTATTACACGCTTAGGCGGTACAGCTCAGAATGTTTTTGACCAAGATTCAATTGATAAGTTCTTCCTGCATTCAGGCACACGCTCAGGCATATTGGTACAAACCGATGCTGAAGCCCTAGACCAAGCCGAGGGCATACTTGCCACACGCAAAGACCCAGAGATACGCATAGATAGCATTCAGCTGAATCTCTATGATGATGCTAACCCCAATAAACCATTATCAGGCATAGACATAGAACTATTAGATGGCGTAACAGTTACTAAGACTACCCCTGGCTCATCCAGCGTGGTGCAATCAAGCTTGGTAAACGCCATCCATCACGATATAACAAAGTCATCCTGGATGACTACCCTATACACCACCGAACCACTATTAGCAGGCTTTGTCCTAGATTCCGATGTATCGGGTATACTAGGTGAAGACGTGCTGAGCTACTAA